GCAAATCGCCTCGTGCTCGGTGCGGTTGCCGTGCTCGAGCAGGCTGGAGATCTCCAGCGTGCGGCCACGCCATGCGAAACGCATCTGGCTATTGAGCCCGGGCAGGTAACGCAGCCGCAGCCGGTGCGTCACGGTCGTCTCCTGCTGGCCGGCTGTCAGGGCCTCGCGGGCTGATACGCCCTCCACGCTGGCCCACACGGCCGAGGAATCGGACCACGCCAGCACGGTCTCGCCGAGGGCATTGGTGGTGCCGCTGGCGATCTGGACGGTGACACGCTCGCGTAGGTCGCCGGGTCGGATCATTCCACCACGGTACGTGCAAAGCCGGGGATACTGGCAGTTTCAGGCTAAATCCCCGCCGCCTCGACAAACGCCTGATCGACCTGAGCCTCAGTGAGCCCCAGAGCCGCCGCGAGCGGAATCAGCATCGGGTGCGTCCGCTCGACATACGGGGCGTAATCCCACTCGACGCGAACCGAGTCTCGCTGGAGCTGGTCTGGGATCGCGTCGATAACTGCGTCCACCTGTGCGAGGTTTATATCCTGACGAATCAGCCAGAGGCGTATCTGGCGGGCTGAGACTGTCGCTGTCACTGGCGGCGGCGGCTCAATGTCATCCTCCGGCGTTCGCTCGGTGACGATGTAGCCAGCAGCCGCGAGAGCGGCGGGATCGTTCGCCCACTGCTCAGGGTCGGTGCGTGTGCTTCCGTCGGGCATGCGGACGCGCCACGGCAGAGGCGAGATGAGGCCAGTCGCAGTGTTCCGGTAGATCATCAGACGGTGCCCCACTTGGAAGCCAAATAGTCAACAATCCGATTCACGTCACTATCTGAAAGGCTGGAGTTGTAGACGATAACTTCATGCACGTCCATCGAAGTGAAAGACACACCACCAGCCGACGACGATCGTCCGATCTCAAGGGCGTTAGTCAGATTTAGGGGCAGCAGTGTAATGAGGTTGTAAAAGTTCCGAGGCACTGGCGAAGTCAGTTGCTGAAGCGAATGCACGCCAATGCGAGTGTTCGTCGTGTTTATGCGGTACGAACAGGCAAGAAACGGAATCACACTTCTGGTGATGCCAACGGAAGCCTGACGGAATGGCGAGTAGAATCCGTAGCTTTCCGACTGGTATGTGTAGGGGATGCCGTAGAACGCCCGGGGGCTTCCGCTGCCGTCGGCCCTATTGCCGAGCAGTATCGCTGACTTGTCAGAACCGGCTCCGCCCGAAGCAGTGCGAAATGCGGCGATGACGGTGTGCGCGGAGTTGCTGCCCGCCCCGTGCGTGCCCGTCACAAAATCGTCTACCCCGTCAAATCGCACGCATCTGCGGTTATTTCCTGCGCTGGTTGCGAGAATGGGACGGCTACCACTGGTTGCCTGACTAGCGTGACGCCCGCCACCGCTTCTGTCAGACCATTGAGCTATCGCGCCGTTCATCGAAACCGCCGTGCTACCTCCCACCTCGGTCAAGAGAGTGTTTGCCTCGTTCGCGTCAAGCCACGCCAGCACACCAGAGGTCACGGGCAGCGCATTCGGCACAGGCCACGCCGCCGGATCGCGCTGCGCCGCCTCTATCTCAGGCAGACGCCACACGCCACTCGCCGCAGGGAGTCGCGGTGCGTTCTTCTGTCCGATTACGCCACCGCTTCTCCACGGCATCACGCCACCTCTTCGTAAGAACAGACGACAGCAAGATCGCCGCCCGCGCTGGCAGTCACAGTGAGCCTGCGATCCTCTTCCAGCCACACCGACGAATCACGCCCAAGCAGCACGACAGTTGCGTCGGCAGGAATCGTGACGGTAGATGCGAGAGCGTGTCCAGTTCCCCCTGATGCTGCCGTGTAAATTCGCACCGTGGCGTCCACGCTGCTCACGCCGTCGATGTTTGCGAGCGTTAACATCGTCACCCGCAGAGCCTTTCCGCTGGACGCAGCGTTGGCGAGCAAGTCCGCCTCTGTCGTATTCGCCAGCGTCAAGTAAGTCGTCTTGCCAGTGATGGTTGTTGGTGCTGCGAGATTCGGTGCTGCCATAAATCACCCAAAGATGAGGTTTGTTCCGTAGCTAGACATGCCGCTGCTGCCGCTGCTGCTGCTGCCGCCAGAGACGCCGACTTCCACGTAGACGGGCGATTCCCACTGGTAGATCCGCGAGGTGTCCTCGGCGAGGTACAGTGCAGAGCTCGACCCGGTGGCTGGGAAGTCCGTCACAGACGGATAGACCAGCGATGCGGCTGGCCCTTGCGCCCCAGTTGCTCCGGTCGCACCAGCCGGCCCCTGCGGGCCGACGCTTCCCGTGGCACCGGCAACGCCTTGCGGGCCTTGCGCGCCAGTCGATCCAGCAACGCCCTGCGGGCCTTGCGCTCCCGTGGCCCCAGCCGGACCCTGCGGCCCGACATCGCCGCGATCACCTTTCGCACCCGTGGCCCCAGCCACGCCCGATGGCCCGGTGGCACCCGCCACGCCTTGGATGCCTTGGATACCTTGCGGGCCAGCCTCACCCGCCGAGCCAGTTGCACCACGGTCGCCAGTGTCGCCCTTCGCTCCTGCAACGCCGGGAACGCCTTGGATGCCTTGCGGCCCGACATCGCCAGTGTCGCCCTTCGGGCCTGCAACGCCAGCGATGCCGGGGATGCCCTGCGATCCCGTGGCACCGGCTGGCCCCGTGTCGCCAGTGTTTCCCTTATCGCCCTTGGCACCGGTCGCACCTGCAACACCTTGAATGCCCTGCTGTCCAGCTACGCCAGCTGCACCCGTGGCCCCCGTGGCACCCGTGGCACCAGCAGGCCCGGCTGGTCCCGTGGCTCCGGCCACGCCTTGAATGCCCTGCGGTCCTGCTGCGCCTGCCACGCCAGCTGCGCCTGTGGCACCCGTCGCTCCAGTGGCTCCGGTGGCTCCTGCAGGTCCAGTGGCACCCGTGGCTCCAGCCACGCCAGCCACTCCTGCCACGCCAGCAGGCCCTTGCGTCCCGGCTGCGCCCGCAGGCCCCTGCGGCCCGACGCCGCCTGAAGCACTCGCCGACGAGCTCGAGCTCGTGACGGACGCCGACACGGTCGCACCGGAAACGGTGGCCGTGATCGGGCTGCTGTTGACGGTTGCGGTGGTCGTCACCCGACTACCTCCACCTGGCCCTGTAGTGCCGTCCGCCGCACGCTGCCGGGGGCATCCCACTCCAGCCGCCACCCGTACGTGCCGACAGGCAGAGCCGTGGTCTGCGTCTCAGTGAGTGCAATGTTCACGATCCCGGCCGCAGCATTCGTCAGCGTAGTCGTGAATGCCGTCATCGTGTTGCCGGTCACGAGCGACGTGATCACGGCCGTGACCGTGTAGCCCGTCATGGTCGTGGGCGAGAAGTCGATGGCTGTGCTGAGCTCGTCGCCTCGGCGAAGCGAGAGGCCAAGCTGGCCCGGCAGTTGTTCGTATGTGCTCATCGGTAGGCTCCCCAGCGGCACGAGTCCAGAAGCGAATGCACGCCGAACTCTATTTCTTTGGATATGCTGCCGGTCAGCACTGACTCGCGCCGGTCGTACCAGTGAGCCACGAGCATCAGCATCGCGTGCTTGATCTGCGTGGGCACGCTGCGGCCGTCCTCGCCGTAGCCGCCCCACCACGTGATCACCACTGCATTCTCGTCCCGGCGGTGCACAGGCCACGCCTGGTCGAAGAGCGGGCTGATGCCGCCCGGCGTCGAGTGCCGATCGACCCGGTACTCGTTGGACGGGAACACCACCACGGCACCGCTTTCGGTGGTGTACGTGATCGCCACAGAAGTGACAGCAGCAGCCGTGGCCATCGGCGGGCGTGGCAACTCAATGTTGTCCATGCCGTTGGGCGGGAAGCCGTCTAGCCGCATGGTCCATTGGGTGTGTACGAGCGAGCGGTCCAGGTATTCCTCGACCCAGCCTCGAGCAGCCGCCACGAGCCCCATGATGTAGGCATTGTCGTTGTCGGTATCGACCCGCAGGTGGGCCTTGGCTTCCGTGAGCGTGACGGGCTCAACGACAGGCTGCGTGGCTCGTGTCAGGCTGCGGTAGGTCATCTGGTGCGTTTCCTGCGGGGCGTGGCGTCGGCAGTCCTTGCGGGCATTTCGACGGCAGCGGTTTCAATCAGCGGCTGCTGCTTGTCCTCGACAGCGACTTTCCTTGCGATCAGCTCGGCCGCCAGACCGCCGGGGATGTCCGCCGACTGACCCGAGCAGTAGCCACGCCATGACCTGGTGAACTTCAGTTTCACGATTGTCCTACGCTCCATGCAGTTT